TATTCCACAAAAACACTTCTATTTTACTACTCGTTTGTAGTGCCTCGTTAACCTCAATAATAAAAGGCGACCTTGCAAATATTCTGTTACTCATTTCTTTGGATTTTGTATTGTATATTTAAATAAGTCTAAAACTTCTAATCCGAACTTCTCAACTAATTCGTCAGGTAATGTTTTAAATGCTGCTTCAAAAGGTTTAGTTAAAAATAAACTTGGTTTAATTCCGTTGTTAAATATGCTTCGTGCTATTAAAAACTGTAAAGATTTACGACTTATAAAGTTTCCTTTTTTATCACGTGGTGCAATGCCTTTCCTAACTATCCATTTATCTAATTTGCTTGGCGGAGGCATCTTTGATTTATATGAATAAGGCGTATTATATTTTACTTTTTTTCCACTTACACCTTTGTCCTGATAATGTCCGTACTCTTCCATTTCAATAGACATCTCAAAAGAGTTTGTAGATACTTTTACGTTCCCTTTTAAGCTATCATATAACGTCTTTGTGCTATTCTTTTTTAGACGTGTTAAGTTTGTACGTGCTTCTTTAACTACGTAGTCTGTAAATCGTTTTAACTCCTTTTGAATAGCATCGTTTAACATACAGTCATGTCAGGGAAAAATGAAACGTCTAATGTCATTGTGCAACCTGCGATATAATTCTCAAACCTTTCTTCGAATGGCTCAACGCTTGGCGAACCCTCAACAATGTAACCGCTATCTACTAAACTACCATGTCTTAATTGTTGGTACAATCTATTTAAAGTAAGTAAAGCCGTATTAATTACATATTGCTTATTGTCATTACCTTTAAAAGCATCCGTTACTTCTGCTTTCGATAAGTCAACAACATCCATTGCAAGTATAGAAAGGTTACACTTAATTACATTGTCAACAAATTGGAATGAATTAACTATAATATGCGATAAAGGAAACATAGTTGTTTTAGCTAAATCAATATCAAATAAACTTCCCTCTGTTACCGTATTAACAAATTCGTCAGCTTCTAACTGTGTACGAATTGCATCTATTATTTGTAAGTGTCCTTTCATTCCTTAAATATTTCTTGTCTTTGTTTCTTATAAGTTAACCATGTTAAACATTGATGAATGGAAAGTTTTGTGACTTCATCGAATCTTCTAACATCCCCTTGAGCGAGTTCATATATACTTGTATACCATCCCCACTGTTTTGCAAATTGAGTTGCTCCACTAAAGTCTCCTGCTGCTTCTTGCTCATCTTCTTCATTTCCGTCTCCAAAAAGGTAGGAATAGCTTTCAACAATTGTTGTCCTAAACTCCAAAAAAAAACCTGTGCAGCAAGTACAATTGAAAGTGGAGCATATTGCATTACCTCTGCGTAGTTTAAAGCACTTTGATACGGTTCTATTTCGTACTTGTCGCCTTTCTCTTTAACGATTGGTCTATACATTACCGCCATAGCTTTATGAAGCGTGTTAACGTCTTGTAAGTACTTTTCTAAATCTATGTATTCGCCACTTGTGATGTTTTCTAAATCGGTTATAAAACCAAACTCAACATTCTGAATCTTAAATCTAGGTTTAAAATTGTTTTTCTTTTTAAATAGTTCATTAAAATGGTTTGTAAGGTTAAGTATGTCCTTTTGTTTAATCTTAACTATTTCTTTTAATTCAATGCCACAAAACCTTTCAACTAATCTTTGCCCTATATAGTCGTTGTCTTCACTTCCTTTAACATCGTAAACGAATTGCTGATAATGTAGCAAAGGAACTTCATTCAAACTTTCAGGTATAATTAACTCTAATTTCATATTATTTAAACGTTTAATTTTATTATTTGTATTATCGTATAAAAGGTAAGCTATTTTGGTTTTCGTTTATTTGATAAGTTACCGCATAACGTAAAGCATCTAAAGCGTGGTTATATTTATCAATAGGTGTTTCACTCTTTTTCTCTAACCAACAATAGTTATTTAACTCTTTAATTAAGTCAATACTACTTTCGTCAATTACTAAATCGTAATCCTGAATTAATGCAATACCGAATCGAACTGAATCAGCACCTTTTACAGCAGGTTCAATATTAAGCCCCCTATCTTGTAACTCGTTTATTAATCTAGGTTCAGCACAATCAGCAATTATTAATGAATCGTTAGCAAATGTTTTGTTAAGTTCATACACTTGCGAAGTAGTTAAGTGTGTTTGATAAATATGTAATTTTACGTAGATTACTTTTTTATCCGTATCAATTGAAGTTTCGATTAATGTTGTCGGGTCATTACTAAATCCAAAATCCTGACCGAATATACTTGGATTAACTTCTTTAAACTCTCCTACTTTCCAATTGGTAAATATTACCCCCTCTGCTTTATCTAACCAGCCCCCTAAAATAGTATGTTTGTACTTCTCTGGTCTTCGTTTCTTTACGTCTAGGACTTGATTTAAGAAACTTTCAGAAAGGTTTTCTATATTATCCTCATACGTTGTATGTATAAACGTTGTATCGCCTTTTGTAATATTGCTTCCTGCTTCAATTCCTTTTGCTTCAAAGAACTTTTGATAAATAAAATGTGTTTTAGTAGCTGGGTTAAGAACAAGTATTACCCTATTATGTTTTTCTTTTGAACGTATAGATAAATCAATCTTATCAAATATATCTTCATCCGTTAACTCTTCAGCCTCATCCAATACAAAACAAGTAACTCCTGACAATGATTTAAGATTAGCTGTTTGATTACCTGAACTTGTCTTAATGCCTTTGAATAATATTTTACTACCCGTTCTTAAATTTATTATTTCATCCTTTGTTATGTGAAAGTCTTGAAATCTATTTATCAATTCAATCTTTTCAATAAACTCTGGAATAATTGAAACGTGAGCAGATGTTAAAGTATATCTAGTAAATAGTATTACATGACCGACTTCGTATGTTAAAGCAAGTAGAAAACTATTTATCGAAAATGATTTGCCCGAACCACGACCCCCCGTAACAACAAAGTATCGTGAATCTGAAAACAAACCATTGTATTTATTGTTTAATTCTAACAATGTCTTTTATATTAAAGTCATTTAAAGTAATATTATTATCTACTGTTTCTTTTGGTTTGCCACAACCGTACTCAATTAGAATCTTTGCACTTGCTATTCTATCTGTTGGTCTTTTAGTTTCGTCTATCATTATTTCTGCAATAACTCTAAACGCATCTTGTACGTGTGGTTGTGCTAAAGTGAAGCCTTTTATTTCATCTGACAAACCTTTGCGACCTGAACCCTCTCTTTTACCTCCGTGTGTACTCATTTTGAAATCTTTTGATTAGTCAAGTTAATTAACAATTTGTGCCTCTGGTATATCTTCTGTAAACATTCTAACAAAGTCATCCTTTGATATTATTGTTACTTCGTCCCTTTCGCTTTCTACATTGAATACCTTATAACCTTTGTATTTTTCCTTGTTGTAGAATGCTAAACCAAAACATAGTAAATAAAACTCTTTATTCTTTTGGTCTTGTGGAATCTTTTTAATTAGCTTCTTGAATACTCTTTCTACTTCTACTCCCATGTTCTTGTAATTATTCTTATAGTATTAATATCTGTAAAGTATATATATTTATGTTTTTTTTCTAATTCTTGTAATGAATTAAAATACCATTCGGTATCATTATCTCCAACAATATCCCAAAATTCTTTTTGTTTTTTCCACCATAGAAAACCAGTAGTAAATCTTTTAAGGTATTCTAAACTATAATAAGTATTGTTTCCTTTTTCTGATTCTACTATTGTTTTAACTACTCTAAATCTATCTATTGACATATTACTTTAAATCTAAATTGTTCTGCATTACCACTATAAACCCATTCCCCTGTTTCTTTTGCACATAAGTCAGGTTGACTTGTTGTGTTGAACTTAAATAACCATCCAACTTTTATTGAACCGTTTGAAGCTAAATAAGGTTCGTTGCCCTCATGTCTTTCGTAACAGTTGCACGTAGCTTGTGTAGTGCTTGTTTGTTTAATCTCATCTTTTTTGCAGCTTAATGCAATTAATGAAATAAGTATTAATAATTTAGTTTTCATATTCATTATATATTTTTTGCATATTTCCTATAAACTCTCTCCAACATGAACCACATTGTGTTGGCTCTTCTTTAACTCCGAATACTCTATTGTATATCGTTAAGAATTTAATTTGTTCACTTGGATTAATTGCCTCTCTATGTTTAACCTCAAAGAAGTTTGTTAAAAAGTTGTATTCATCCTCAACTAAACAAGATAATTTTTTGTAAGGGAATAATTTATTTAGTTTCTCTTTACGTTCATCACATTTACAGTCATCACCTGCTATAAACTTTACTAATGCTTTTATTCCTGTTACAGTAGTTATCTTTTCAATAGTATCACCTAATCCTTTAGACGCTTCTATTTGCTCTTTTGTTCTTCTTACTCTCTTTGCCATTTTATTTAGATTCTTTTAATTTTTGTATTTCTTCTTTTAAATCTCCATTTTCAATTAATACTTTGTTTAATGTATTATCTAATTCTTTATATCTTTTAATCCATTTTTCAGTATTGTTCTGTTCATTTTTAATTTCTTGTTTTAATCTTGAAATCTCTTTCTCTAGTATTTTCAATATATTAATCATTTTACTTATATTAATTCGTAATCGTGGTTTAAATAATCCTCATAGCTTTCGCCTACATTCTCTCTCAACTTTTGTTTACATCTCTTTAACGTTGTAAAGATAGTCATGTAATGAATATTAGACTTCTCTGCTATCTTTCTTATACTTAACTTTCTCTCTGTATAAATATCAAACGTTAATTTATCGAATGGGTGCCAATTTAATGTCTCTTCGTTTATCTTTAACTTTATATTTTCGTAGGCTTCTTGCTCATCTAAAGTACTTTCTTCATCTGTTAAGAATCTACATTCGTCAATAGGTAACTTCTTTTTAATTAAAACCTTTTTGTACCTATCAAAGTCGCCATGTAACGTCCTTAATATCATGTAAACATATGAACGGTTTACTTTACCATTATTAACGCATTTGTCTATATGGTTACACCTAATAACTTTCATATACATTTCCTGTACTATGTCTTCGCTGAATGT